CGCCTGGCTACCTGAGGTGCTTCAAGTACAACCTGGCCTGCGAGATTGCAGCCGAGTTCGGCGTTGAGCCGCCGCCGACGGTGCAGCGCATTGCGATAGCTTCCAAGCGGGATCTGAAGCGGATCAACTTCGCTGACGACATCATGAGCCTGCCGTACAACCTGATCAACCGCCGTCAGCAGCGGTTCAACATCTACGCCGGGACGCCGTGAAGACGCCTATCCTCGGTGGAGCCTACGTCGCCCGCAGCGTCAACGCTGCGGCAAACCGCATGGTCAACCTGTACCCAGAGGTTGTGCCGGAAGGGGGCAAGGAAGCGGCGTTTCTGCAGCGGTGTCCGGGGCTTCGTCTGGTGGCGACCGTGGGCGAGGGCCCTATTCGTGGGATGTGGAAGTTCGGGGACTTCCTGTACGTTGCCTCTGGCGGCAAGCTGTACCGCGTGGACGGCAACTTTGCCGTCACTGAGCTTGGCCTGATCAACGGCAGCGGGCCGGTGAGCATGGCCGACAACGGCATTCAGTTGTTCGTGGCCTGCAACCCCAGCGCGTTCATCTACAACGCCAACACGGGTGTGTTTGCGCAGGTCACGGACCCTGACTTCCCAGGCGCCGTCACTGTTGGCTATCTAGACAGCTACTTCGTATTCAACGAGCCCAACAGCCAGCGCGTATGGGTGACTTCGTTGCTTGACGGCACTGCCATTGACCCGCTGGACTTTGCCAGCGCCGAGGGCAACCCCGACAATATCGTGTCGCTGATGGTTGACCACCGCGAGGTCTGGCTGTTCGGCAACAACACCGTTGAGGTCTGGTACAACGCCGGCTTGGCTGACTTCCCGCTGGCGCGCATTGAAGGCGCGTTCATGGAAACCGGCTGCCTTGCGCCGTACAGCGTGGCCAAGCTGGACAACGCCGTGTTTTGGCTGGGCTCTGACGCCCGCGGCAACGGCATCGTGTACCGCAACCAAGGCTACAACGCCCAGCGCGTCAGCACGCATGCTATTGAGTGGCAAATCCAGCAGTACGGCGTGCTGAACGACGCCATCGGCTACTCCTACCAGCAGGATGGTCATTCGTTCTACGTGCTGACGTTCCCGACCGCTCAGGCAACGTGGGTGTTTGACGTTGCCACTGGCGCGTGGCATGAGAGGGCGTACTGGGACGGCGTGCAGTACCGCCGGCACCGCAGCAACTGTCAGGCGAATTTTGTTGGGCAGGTGCTGGTGGGGGATTGGGAAAATGGGCGCGTGTATGCGTTTGATCTTGAGGTGTATCAGGACGGCAATGATCTGCAGCGCTGGCTGCGTTCTTGGCGCGCGCTGCCCACGGGGCAGAACACGCTGAAGCGCACGGCGCATCATGCGTTGCAGTTGGATTGCGAAACTGGTATTGGCATCAATACCGGTCAGGGCAGTAATTCTCAAGTCATGCTTCGATGGTCCGACGACGGCGGTCACACTTGGAGCAACGAGCACTGGGCCAGCATGGGCAAACTCGGCGAGTACGGCAAGCGCGTCATCTGGCGGCGCTTGGGCATGACCGCCAAGCTGCGGGATCGGGTGTACGAGATCAGCGGCAGTGATCCGGTGAAGATCGCCATCATGGGTGCGGAACTGTCCGTCACCCCGACGAGCGCATAACGTGGATCTGGCGCCGCGCGTACCGTCGCAGCGCGACCCGCTGGTGGATCAGGGGGCGCTGACCACTCGCGCGTGGTTTCGGTTCTTCCAACTGTTGCAGTCGTCCATTGAGGACGCAGCGCTGCTGCAGTACACGGTGGTGCAGAACACCACCGGCTTCACGATTCCCAAGGGCACGGTTGTTGGCTTTGCGGGCGTCGGGTCAAACAACGTGCTGTCGGTAACGCCGTACCTAGCAGACGGCTCGTCGCCGTCGCTGTACATCCTAGGCGTCATGGCCGAGGAACTGCCCGACAGCGGCGCTACAGGCCTGTGCTGCGTCTGGGGCAACGTCAGCGGCATTGACACCAGCGCGTTCAGCGTGGGCGACGTTCTCTACGCCAGCCCGACGGTAGCGGGCGCGTTCACCAACGTCAAGCCCACGGCGCCAGACAACGTAATCCCCATCGCTGCGGTGCTGGTAGATAGCGCAACGGCGGGCGACGTCTTCGTGCGGCCCACCATTGAGCAGCAGAAGTATTACGGCGAGTTCACCAAGACCAGCGACCAATCGCCCGCAGTCATCAACACGGCTTACGCGCTGACGTTCGACAACACCGAAATCGCCGAAGGCATCAGCATCGGATCGCCGGCGTCGCGCATTGTGGTGGTGCAATCGGGCCTGTACCAGTTTGACGCCACCGTTCAGATCAGCAGCAGCAGCGGCAGCGCCAAGACGGTTTGGCTGTGGTTCCGCAAAAACGGAACAGATGTCGCTAACTCTGCCAGGCTGGTGACGATCAACATCAACAACGGGTACACCGCTGTGTCTATGAGCGAGTTTTTCTCGCTGGCGGCAAACGACCGCATCGAGATCATGTTCGCCGCAAACGATACGGCCATCACGGTGGATAATGTCGCAGCCACTGCGTTTGCCCCAGCAGCCCCTGCCGTCGTGCTGGCGGTGAGCCAGATTCAACAGTGAGAGCATCATGAGCGTTTCGCTTTCCCCCTACGCAGGCGCAGGCGCCCAGTTCTTCGACAACAACGGCAACCCGCTAAACGGCGGGCTGATCTACACCTACGCTGCCGGCACGACCACGCCTGCGGCGACGTACACAACCTATACGGGCGGCACGGCAAACGCCAACCCCATCGTGCTGGACAGCGCCGGCAGGACGCCCGCGCAGATTTGGCTGACAGAAGGATCGTCGTACAAATTCGTGCTGGAAACGTCTGCTGGCGTCACGATCAAGACCGACGACAACATTTTTGCGTCGTTTGAGCTGGCGGTGGCGGTTGGCGTGCCGGTTGGTAAAGGTGGCAGCGGAGTTAACGAGAACATTGCCGTCGGGTTGACTGCGCTGGACAGCAACACCACGGGGTCGAACAACACCGCAGTGGGTTACAACGCCCTGACGGCCAACACGGACGGCTTCCAGAACACGGCGTACGGCTCGCAGGCGCTGGATGCCAATACCAGCGGGGATTACAACGTGGCCGTGGGCTACGATGCGCTGTCGGCGGCTACGACGGCGAACTACAACACGGGTGCTGGGTATCGAGCGCTGAACGCTGCAACAACGGGGGCGGGCAACACTGCGCTCGGCGCCGACGCGTTGCTGCTCAACGAAACGGGTTCAAACAACGTTGCCGTGGGCTACCAGGCTGCCGACGCATTCACCGGCAGTAATGTGGTTGCAATAGGCGCTGGGGCGCTGAGTTCTGTAACCACTGGCAACAACAATACGGCAGTAGGAAAAGACGCGCTTCAATTGGTAAACACTAGCGCAGGCAACACTGCCGTTGGTTTTGAGGCTTTACTTAAAGCCACTAATAGCGGCAATACTGCAGTTGGAAAGCAAGCGCTTCGAGAGGTCACAGGCCTCGCACTTGGCAACACCGCGATTGGCTTTGAGGCCGGCAACTCGCTTACGACCGGCAGCAATAACACGGTGATCGGCTACGACGCCGATGTTTCGGCGGCAGGCGTTAGCGACGAAGTCACCATCGGCAACAGCAGCGTAACGTCGTTCCGCATACCTGGCCTAACGCTGACGTTCAGCGTGAAGTACTTCAACCACGGCACGCTGACCGTGGCTACACTGCCAACAGCGGCTACTGCTGGGGTTGGCGCGCGGGCTTTTGTCACCGATGCCAGCGCGACGACGTTTGCGTCCGTTGTGGCTGGCGGTGGGTTAAACAAAGTCCCCGTGTACAGCGACGGCACCGACTGGCGGATTGGGTGAGGTGAATCATGGCAAAAGTGTCGTCTGAATACTGGTCGTATGACGATCCGCGTTGGGCCAATGACCCGGCGTATGGCAACCCGGAGACCATGAAATATGTGGGTCCGTGGGAGCAGGTTCTGCAGGCAACGGGCTTCCGGGGAAAAGTGTATGAGCCCATGATTGAAATGCAGCCCGACCCAAACGGCGGTTTTATGCCGCTAGAAGTTGGGCAGCAATATACGCCTCAAGCCAAGGCGGCCATCGATAGCCTTCGCGCCTCTGGCTACGACCTTCGGTGGAAGCATCCCGACAAGCGCACGTTCAACACCTACTACGGCTTGGTGACGCCAAGCGGCGAGGTGGAAGACATCAAGATTGGAGGCTCCGACATCGGCGACATGATCAAGCCGATGATCAAGGTCTTCGGCGCCGGCCTTGGCTTGGCGGGCTTGGGCGCGGGTATCAATTCGTTGCTGAGCGGCGCTGGGGCTGGCGCGGGCGCAGGTGCCGGCAGTGCACTGGGCATTGCAGAGGCTATGGCGCCTGGCGTGATTGCGCCGGCAACCGCTGCGGAAATGGCGGGTGTCAATGCGCTTCTGGGGGGAACCGGCGGCGCGCTGACCGCGGCGGACTTGGCGACTTTGCCGTCGGATGTTTTGGGGCAAACAACGTTTCCATCTCCGGTGGAAGCTGTTGATCTTTCAACTGGTGGCGGGCTTAGGAGTCCCATAACGGGACCGGGTTACGAGCTTGCGCCGTCAACCATTAGCGGCGGCCAAGGACTTCAACCATATACCAGTTCTTTGT